AATAACCGTAATTAGAATTTACTTCTGTAGTACCAGGTACCATCATATTTTTCCATATCTTAGCTCTATCTGATATTTCAGATGCATCACGATTTCCTTTAAGGTACCAAGTCCATTCGTATTCAGCGTAATCTGTGTTGAATTTACGTTGAGGCGTGGTAACAATTTTGTTACTTGGTTCTAATAATGTGAAAGACTTATTAAATAATGCTTTAGTGCCTGCGAAGTCTTCACCTGTAGTTTTAATGTATTTGAATAATGTTTCAAATGCATGAGTTGCATCTTTATATGTTATCATACTTTTCTACTTTTACGAATTGTGATAAAAATTGTACAGGTGTTAAATCTCTGTAATCTTCTAGGTAGACTACACGTTTTATACCCGATTGAATAATCAATTTACAACAATCTTTGCACGGGGATAAACTTAAATATAGGGTGCTACCGTCTACGGCATTACCACTTTTTGCGGCTTTCAATATGGCATTCATTTCCGCGTGAATAACTTCGTGTTTGGTGACATTATTTTCTTCACAAGAATTGTCCATTCCTGCTGGGGTGCCATTGTACCCAAAAGATATTACGTTACCTTCCTTAACTAATACTGCACCGACTTTTGATCTGATGCAGTACGATAATAATCCTATTTCCTTTGCGATGTTGATAAACGTTTTATCTAACTTCTTTTGTTTTTCCATTATATACCTGTTGATCCGAATCCACCAGCTCCACGCTCTGTATTTCTTTGCGGTAATTCTGGTAATACGTGTACGTCCATATAACTTACTGGAACTAATACGAATTGAGTTAATTTTTGACCAGCTGTGATTGCTGTTACTACATTAGAAGTATTGATTAAGTGTAAGTGAATTTCACCTTCGTAATCTTCGTCTACTACGCATGCTCCAACAGAAAGTCCTTGCTTAACTGCAACTCCTGATTTGTTAAAAGCGATTAATGCATAACCTGATGGAACGTGAGCTCTGATACCTGATGGAATTAATACTGATTCGTTTGGTTTCAATACAATTCCTGCATAATCTTCTGGTACGAAGAAGTCCAAACCTGCTGATTGGCTAGTACCTCTACTTGGTGTCTTTACGTTTCTTGTCTTTTGAATGTTCATTCTGTACATTGTTTTGATAGTCATTTAGTGATGCAATATACGCAACACAATCTAATAGGTTATCTTCTTTGTGATTATAAGATTGTCTTGATAACTTTAGGGCAATCATACAATTGTACATATCAACTGCAGTGATTTCCTTTCTTGATAACAGAGACGCAATCTTGGCTGCTTCTTGCATGCCTTCTTGAAAAGGGCCATACTGACGCTCCTTTTCTTCGTTTCTTTCGAATACGATTTCGTTTGCTTTAAGTAATATATTCATAGGATAAATATAAAAAATAGTGGGATCCCAATAAAATTAATCTTTGTAGTAAACTTTAAAGTCTTTAAAATCTCCCCACTCGCGACTTGAATCAATATCGGTGGGTTTTATTGTTGGTTTAGGCATATTACCGGCTACGTTCCAAAACCAATCTCCTTGCTGCCCATGAGTCTTTAGGAGTTCCCAACCTTTTGCATCGTATGTTTGTATAGAATCAAAAGGAGTCTGTATCCTTGAAGCTTTTAAGAACGGTCTATCGTGAGTATAAAATTTTGCTCTACCAAGTTCTCCGTCTTGTACATTTCTTGCAACAGCCACCGCATTAAATTTAGTATTCGGTAAAGCTATTTGTAAAGTGCGAGATAAAACTCCAGTAGAAAACACACTCCACATCGTTTGAATATCGGTATCCTTAAAATTATCGTAAAATATTCTAACTCCACCTGCAACCACCATTTCGTGTTTTAAACCGAAAGGCAAGTATTTTGCGCCGATTCTTTCTGCAAATTGTTTTGCCCAAATATTTGCGGTTGGCATTGCTGGAATTTTTACGAATAAAGGAATTCCACCGTTTTCTATTGCTGTTAATTGGTGCTCTGAAGCTTCTTTAGATGCGGGCATAACTAAGTACAATTTTTTATTATACTTTTTTGCCAAATAACAAAGAGAATAAGGCGCGTATCCTGTTCTTGGCGCTACATAAACCATTGCATCTTCTTTTACTTGCGATATAAAAAAATCTGCCATTTTTGCTTTAGTACCAAATTTGAATTCTCCGTCGTCCACTACATTGAATCCATCGTACTGTTTTACTTTAAAAGTAAAATCGTGATTATAATCTTTTGTCATGTTTAAATAGTAGTTTAAATCTCTACCATTTGACATGTCCAAATTTGATTGATCAGTTGTTTTATTTAGAAACATTTAATATCTCGTTTAAGTATGGATAATATTTTGGTCTTAAATGTACAGATTGTTTCATCTCTAAAATATCCAACATTTTAGTGCCGTCTTCGTCTATCCATTCGTCAGGCCACTGAATTGTTTTAAGACCACAATTGTTCATAATTCTATTCGCAGCATCTCTTATATCCATTCTCTCTTGTATTGTTCCAAAAAATGGTTGCTTTTTATATAATCCAGTTCCAGGAATTTTTCTTGATTCATGTTCTACTGGAAGTAAATTAACTAACGTAGCATTTTTAAGTTGCTTTGCGAAATCTACGTATCTTCTAAAAAGATCTCCTGTGGCTGCTCTTGGATTTTCTTGTCGCATTAAGTGAAAACGTAAATCGATATTACCAAAATACAAAGTAACTTCATCGAATCTACTATTAATTTCATCTACTGTTTCTCTCTTTAAAAAACCATGTAAAGTTCTACCTGCGGTAAAATCTAAAGAATGCCCAGGTTTCCATACAGATAATGCGTGAGAATCTCCAATAATACCTTTTCTACTTTGTAAACCGTGAGATAGAAAAGTATTATACCAAGCTATCATGCTAGTGTCAGGAAAAGGTCCTGTTAATTTTAATCTTTGATTAAACTTGTTAAAATCAAATTGACTATTAGAGAATCTTATTTCACCCGTAAATTGAGAAATAGCGTTCATTTTCTCTGTGTGAATGGGTTGAGGTCCACCAGGAATATTAAACGATCCTTCAACGAAATTAACTCCTTCGCAAACGTATAATACATCGTAAGAACCCCAATCACTAGGACTGGGGTTTACGTCTACAATATCATCTGGATGGTTATCTGTTAACATTTTTGTCTGTATAAGTCCGTACCCGCCTCCCTGTGAATTGAGTGTCGAACCAACATTTCCCATAATTGATACTAAGCCTATTTTCATAACATTTTATTTTTATCTAAATTACATCATTCCCGCTAAAGGATTCATTTCATCTTTTTCGTCAGCGGCTTTTTTCTCAAATACAACTGACTCAGTAGTTAAAATGGTACCTGCTACAGAAGATGCATTTTTAAGTGCGGTGATAACTACTTTTGCTGGGTCAATGATACCTGCTTCGATTGCGTTTACCATCGCATGATTCTTAGCATCGTATATTTGATTGTCCTTAGGAACGTATGTATACCAATCTTCAACTCCTGCGTTTTCTAAGATCTTCTTAAATGGAGCTTGAATAGCTTTCTGAACAATAGATTGACCGATTGCATCGTTAAGTGATCCTTCTGCATAATGTTCTAAAGAAGCTTGGAATAAAGCAGATCCACCGCCTGGTACAATACCGTCTGCTAATGCAGCTTTAGTTGCGTACAATGCATCTTCTACTCTATCTTTCTTTTCTTTAATTTCAATATCAGAATTTCCTCCAACATTAATAATAGCAACACCTCCAACTAATTTACCCAATCTCTCTTGTAATTTCTCTTTCTCGTAGAAAGAAGTTGCTTTTTCAATTTGTTCTTTGATCTCTTCTGCTCTTGCTTCAATTTTAGCTTCGTCGCCTTTACCATCTACAATCGTAGTTTCTTCTTTAGATACAGTCGCTAATCGAGCAGTACCAAGGAATTCACTTAATTGTTGAGCAGTTAATTTATCTAACTTGTGACCTTTATCTTTAGAGATTACTTGTCCACCGGTTAAGATAGCAATGTCTTCTAAAATTAAAGTTTTTCTTTCGCCAAAATCAGGAGCTTTAACAGCGCACACTTGTACGATACCTCTCATTTTGTTTACAATCAATGTAGCTAATGCTTCGTCTCCGATATCTTCTGAAATAATCAATAAAGATCTATTCTCAGCGTTTGCTTTGGTTAAAGCTTGTAATAATTCTTGAGCTGAAGAAATTCTACCGTCGTACAATAACACAAGTGGATTTTCTAATCCTGCTTGCATAGTTGTATTGTTAGTTACGAAGTAAGGAGATTTATAACCTCTATCAAATTGCATACCTTCTACGATTTCTAAACTAGTTTCTCCAGTTTTAGATTCTTCGATAGTTACAACGCCTTCACGTCCAACTTTTTCGATTGCTGTAGCAATTAAATTACCAACTTCTGCATCGTTATTACCTGAAATTGTTGCAACTTGTTTTACCTGCTCTTCTGAATCGATTTCGATAGCTAACTTCTTAATGTTGTTAATTACATCTTTTACTGTTTTGTCAATAGAGTTTTTAATTTCTACTGCATTAGAACCTTGACGAATTACTTTTAAACCTTCTCTTACGATTTCAGTTGCTAATAGTGTAGAAGTAGTTGTACCGTCTCCTGCTTCGTTAGCAGATTTGATACTTACTTGCTTTACTAATTGTGCTCCTAAATCTTCAACATCGTCTTCTAATTTATGGAAAGCTTTAGCGACAGTAACTCCGTCTTTTGTAACTTTTACTTCACCGTTTTGTTCTTTTATCAAAACAGTTCTACCACCAGGTCCTAAAGTCGAAGACACTGATTGGTTTAGTTTGTTAATTCCGGCCAATAACTTTTCTTTAAGTTCTGTACCGCTTATGTTTTTTGTTGTACTCATAATATTAATCTTCTACTACAGATAAAATCTCTGTATCTTTGGTGATAAAATAATCTTCTCCGCCTACTGAAATTTTCATAGTTCCCATTTTTGGAATTAAAACCTTTTGTCCAACTTGGAATTGAGAATCTACGTACTCTCCGCGGTGCCAATTGTAAGTTTGACTTACTGCGATAACTTCGCCCATTTCAGGACGTTCTTTTCCAAGATCAGGAATTACGATATTTCCGTAAGTCTGTTCTTGTTCTTCTACCGGTTTCAAGATTGTGAAACCATTTTTTGGGTTTAATTTACTCATATATTTTATTCTGTGATTATTTGTAAGTCTTCTATTTCTTCAGTAAAATAGAACATATCGTTATTCTTAAAAACATGAGGAGTGTTGAATAGCTCTTTAGCAAGATCTAAATTCACTATTCGTTCTTCTGCGTAAATTCTCTTTACTAAGAAAAGACGATCGTTTACTTTAATGAAGTTTTTGCAAATTGAGAACATAACTGGTTACTTGGTAGGACTTGCTTATCCTTTTAATAATTGTTTTGGCGTGGTAATTTTAATCATCTTGATAGCTTTGCCTTCTGCAACTGGAATAGATACGTGTAGCAATCCTTTATCTAAGGATGCTTCTAGTTTATTTAAATCAAACTTAGTTGAAATTTTCCAGGTAAGGTTAAAAGATGATTTTTTAATACCCTTGTAAATGGGTGTATCTTGGACTGCATAGTCCGGTCTTTCGTAGGTAATACGTAATTCATCTCCATCAACAAGAACGTCGATGTCGTCTTCGTGAATACCTACTACAGCAACTTCAAATCGAATGCCGTCTTTTGTTTCGTAAATGTCTACTGGGTGTGTTACTTTCTGCGTGATTGTAGAGAAGTGTGATTGTGCGTCAAATAAATCTCGCCATAATAGGTCGAATAAATCTAGCTCAAATGGTCTAAATGTCATAATTTTAGTTTTGTGTTCCCTTTCGGTGAACGATTAAATAATTGTTTCGTAACTTAAGGCCTACCAAGTACCTTGTTTTATTTCTAATAAATATATATCATTTTTAGATGATAATAAAACTTAAGTTTAAAGTGCGAAACTTTCACCACAGCCACAAGTTCTACTTGCATTTGGGTTTATAAACTGAAACCCTTTGCCGTTTAAT